CAAGAGCAAAAAATGAAGATAAACGAAATACAAGAATCATCAGACAGAGAATATCTTAATCTTCCTAAAGAAGATATTGAAAGATTACGGGAAAAGTTTCTACCAGACTGGGAATACAAAAACAACAGCCTACAAAAAAGATATAAATTTGAAGATTACTTTGAAGTAATTGAATTTTTAATAAACACAATAAAACCACAAGAAAAACTAGATCACCATGCTGACCTAGGAGTGTTTTACGATGAAGTCCTTGTAAAAATATACACACACAGGACAAATGATGTAACTGATTATGATTTCATGGTTGCCATGCAAATGGACATGATTGCCAAGATGAAACATGGAGCGATTAATCCAAACTATGACCTAAACGCATTAGTAGATGAGGGCACTAGATGTTGGAAGGGCTATGAGAAAAAAGGAATGAAAACAATGTTTGGCAAAAGAGTGCCGAACTGTGTGAAAAGAGAACACGTTGACTTTTGTGTAAATTGCGGAAACATAATGTTGGACGAGTCTCTGGATGAGAATTTAAAGAAATGGTTTAAAGACAAATGGGTAAGAGTTGGACCAAAAGGAAAAATTAGAGGTGCCTGTGGAGGCAAGAGCAAAGGTGAAGGTAAGCCTAAATGTTTACCACTAGCAAAAGCAAGAGGCCTAGGGAAAAAAGGTAGGGCATCAGCGGCACGTAGGAAGAGAAGAAAAGATCCGAATCCAAACAGACGTGGTAAAGCAATAAACGTTGCCACGAAACGTAAGAAGAAAAAATAGTTTGCAATCCACACAAATCTGTTATATACTTGTTGGATAACAACAGGAGAAACAAATGGCAGTAAGAAATTTCAATGACGCAGAAAAGCAGAAACTAATCCAGATCATATCTCAAGGATCACAGGTACTTGGTGAAGTCGAGGACTTGAAAGGTGGATTGAAAGACACAGTAAAAGCAATAGCAGAAGAACTAGAATTAAAACCAGCGTTGATCAACAAAGCGATATCTGTTGCACACAAAGGCAACTACCAAAACATCGCAGACGAGATGGACACACTGGAAAGCATATTAAACACGGCCGGCAAACTATAGTGTATAATATACTCAAAGAATTTTGGGTAACAAGTTATAGAACAGACAAACTTGCTTTTTATTTAGAAATATTTTCTGTTACGGTGACCGTTTGGGGGTCAGCGTTATTAACTTTTACTTCTCCGGGACCAGATATGAAATTAGTATTTCCATTGTATCTATTAGGTTCTACAACACTTGCTTATGCATCTTTCCGAAGAAGAATTATTTGGACTTGCGTATTGGCCTCATGGTTTACTATAATGAATGTAATAGGAAATTTTAGAGTATTTTTATGAGTTACATAGACGCACTATACAAAAAAGACGAAGACAAGATTTACGTGGTTGAGCGTGATCCCAAGAAGGGTCGCGTGTTTGTGGAGTATGATGCTAGGTATGTGTTCTACTATCCTGACGCCAGGGGCAAACACAGATCCATGACTGGCGAACCTTTGCAAAGAATCACCTGCCAGACTAATAAAGAATTCATTAAGGAGCAAAGGATAAGATCCAACAAGCAACTTTATGAACAAGATATCAATCCGGTGTTCAGATGCTTAGAAGAAAACTATTTGGGCAAAGAAACGCCAAAGTTGAACACAATGTTTTTTGATATCGAAGTTGACTTCGATCCAGATCGAGGATATTCAACAACAGACGATCCGTTCATGCCCATAACTGCCATAAGTTGTTACATGAGCTGGACGGATCAACTGGTCACACTTGCAGTGCCGCCTAAAACAATCAGCATGGAAGATGCTAAAGAGCTGACCAAAAGATTTGATAACACAATGTTGTTTGAAAAAGAGAAAGACATGCTAGATGCATTCCTACAACTGGTGGAAGACGCTGATATTTTATCCGGATGGAATTCAGAAGGATACGATATTCCATATACTGTGGGAAGGATACAAAAAGTCCTCAGCGGAGATGACACTAGACGTCTGTGTTTCTGGGGAGAAAAACCAAAGCGAAGAGTTTTTGAAAAATACGGCAGAGAACAATTAAGTTTTGACCTTGTAGGTCGAGTACACTTAGATTTATTAGAGTTATATAGGAAATACACATATGAAGAAAGACACAGTTTTAGATTAGATGCTATTGGCGAACATGAACTAGGCGAAAAGAAAACAATATATGAAGGTAGCCTTGATAATCTGTATAAGAATGACTTTGGACTTTTCATAGAATACAACAGACAGGATACGGCACTGTTGGCTAAACTTGAAAAGAAACTTAAATTTATAGAACTTGCCAATGAGATAGCACACCAAAATACTGTGTTGCTACAAACTACAATGGGTGCTGTTGCTGTAACCGAACAAGCGATCGTAAATGAATCACACAGACGTGGTATGATTGTTCCGGGTAGGAAATATAGAGAAAAAGATGCAGAGCCAGTAACGGCGGCAGGTGCATATGTGGCAACTCCGCAAAAAGGAATACATGATTGGATTGGATCAATTGATATCAATTCACTGTATCCATCTGTTATTAGAGCATTGAACATGGGTCCTGAAACCATTGTGGGACAAATACGTCCTGTGATTACATCAGCAGAAATAAACAGGGCTAGGCACGCCAAGAAATCATTCGCGGCGGCTTGGGACAGTCAATTTGGAAGTTGGGAGTATCAAGCAGTCATGAACAAAGAAAAAGGCACAGAAATAATTGTTGATTGGGAAGACAAAACAAGTGTGAGAATGAGTGCCGCACAACTCAATGATGTTATATTCGAAGGAAACAACAAGTGGATGTTAAGCGCCAATGGTACAATATTCACGTATGAATATGAGGCTATTATTCCTGGCTTACTTAAAAGATGGTATGCTGAAAGACAGGAGATGCAAAGGAAAATGCATGAATGTGGTGACAACGAAATAGAAAGGGAGTATTGGGACAAGAGACAACTTGTTAAAAAAATTAATCTTAATAGTCTATATGGTGCTATTTTAAATCCTGGATGTAGATTTTTTGACATACGAATAGGGCAAAGTGTCACACTTACAGGCAGATGCATCACAAAACACATGGGAGCAAAAGTAAATGAAGTTGTAGCAGGCAAGTATGATCATAAAGGTGAAAGTGTTGTATATGGAGATACAGACTCTGTGTATTTTTCTGCGTTCAAAACTTTACAAAAAGAAATTCAGCAAGGTGATATACAATGGACAAAGGATTCTGTGGTAGCACTATATGATAAGATATCAGAAGAAGTGAATGGATCATTTAAATCGTTTATGACCAAAGCATTCCATTGTCCAAGCACGAGAGGTGAAGTAATAAAAGCAGGCAGAGAACTGGTAGGTTCAAAGGGACTCTTTATAACAAAGAAAAGATATGCTCTGCTATACTATGACAAAGAAGGAGAAAGAACAGACACAGCAGGCAAAGAAGGAAAAATGAAGGCAATGGGACTGGATCTCAAACGTTCGGACACTCCAGTGTTTGTACAAGACTTCTTGAGTGATCTATTATACATGGTGTTGACAGGCAAAAGCGAAACAGAAGTATTAGAAAAAATAAGTGAATTCAGGGCTGAATTCAAAGCAAGACCAGGATGGGAGAAAGGATCTCCCAAGAGGGCAAACAACATGACCAAGTACACAGCGGCCGAAGAAGCCAAAGGTAAAGCAAACATGCCAGGACACGTGAGGGCCAGCATGAACTGGAATAGGTGCAGAGAAATGTATGGAGACAAATATTCATTGCCTATCACAGATGGTGCAAAAGTCATAGTGTGTAAACTAAAAAACAATCCACTAGGCTATACAAGTATAGCATATCCAGTAGATGAGATGCGTATTCCGGAATGGTTCAAGGAACTGCCGTTTGATGGTGACGCCATGGAGGGCACAATACTGGATCAAAAGATTGACAATCTTATAGGTGTGTTGGGTTGGGACGTGCAAAGCACGGAGACCACAAACACATTTAACAAACTATTTGATTTTTAAATAGTGGTATGTTAAGCATCGAGGAAATAAAACTTTTAATAGAAAAACTTGAGAAGGCAAAGGAATCGGATTTAAAAGAGTTGATAGATACAAATCTAAAAATACTTAAAGATATTGAAACGGCTGTAGATGCAAACAATGAGGCTGTAATCGACAGATTGGACAAGACGCCAGAGTGGTTCACCAAAGACATTGACGCTAAAAGAATCAAACCAGTTGTAAGTCCATGGTTATTTAGATTGATACAGACAAAGATCTACCAGTTTGCCACAACCAGTGGACATTACAATAGTTTAGAGATAGGCCCTGGCACAGGCATGTTTTCACGAGAATTTACAGCATGGCATTTGAACTACTTCGTGGATGTCAATACATGGGTAGAAAAGAGTATTAGGAAAAAATTTCCACCTGCGGCACAAAAGCTGTTAAAGTTCTATCTCACAGACCGAACCAGATGTGATGACATACCTACTAACAGTTGTAATCTTGTTTTCAGTTGGGACACCTTTGTGTTCTTCACCAAGCCACACATTGAGGAATACTTGCAAGACATCAAGAGGGTTTTGATAGACGGTGGTTATGCATTTATACAATACGCAGACTGCCAAACAGAACCGGATCTGTCATATGCCCAAAGAAGTTACTGGAATTACAACACTAAATCAAGTATGAAAGAAATGCTTATGACTGCAGGATTTGAAATAGTGGAAATGAATCAATTCATGGTTGGAGCAAATTTTGTAATATTTCGCAAGCCTGGTAAACAAAATACCGTGCTATATGAAAAAAATGAAATAGTACTAGACTAAGATCTAAATATACTATACAATAGCAACATTATGATAGACATCTTAAAAGACATCGTTAAACATACGCATGGACTGGGATTCTTGGATCTTGTTAAAATCACTGGCGACGACAAAGAGACTGTCATCGATTCAATGGCTGAAGACAGATCCGTGATCCTGCAAGGGTCTTTCCACAAACCACAAGCGGAAATGAATGGTACTTTTGGTATGCCTCAGATGGGTAAGTTAGATATCCACTTGAAGTGTCCGGAGTACAAGGAAAAGGCAAAAATAACTGTGTTGTCCGGTGAAAGAAACGGTGCAACAGTTCCAACAGGAATCCATTTTGAGAATGAAAAGGGTGACTTCAAGAACGACTACAGATTTATGAATGCTGAGATCATCAACGAGAAACTTAAGACTGTGAAGTTCAAAGGTGTTAAGTGGGACGTTGAAATCGAGCCAACCGTGGCAAGTGTGCAGAGATTCAACTTCCAAGCAACTGCAAACACAGAACACAATTCATTCGTTGTGAGGACAGAAGACGGAAACTTGATTTTCACTTTTGGTGATCAAGCATCGCATGGTGGTGAGTTTACATTTGCAACTGACGTTAAGGGCACACTTAACAAAGGTTGGAGTTGGCCTGTAGGACAGGTGTTACAGATACTTAAACTTTCAGACTCAGCAAAGGTCATGTTGCACTTCTCCAACGAAGGTGCAATGATGGTCAGCGTTGACTCAGGCTTAGGCAAGTATCAATACATCATACCAGCACAGGCGCAATAATGACGACAGATAATGGTAGGCAAGAACATCTCGGAGACTTGAGCAGAAACTTTGCTGTATTCTTGCCTGCTATATCAAATTTCTATAATACATTCGTCAGCAAACAAAGGGTGACAGAAGGCAAACATATTCCTGCTGAAAGGATACCCAAGACTTTTGAAAACGGCGTGGAATCGTTGAACTTTATTAATCCAGACAAAGGTATGTTTACCTATCCAACCGCACTATATTCGGCAGGACATGCCTGCTTGGACATGGACAAGGTCAATGACAGAGACCATATGTTTGTAAACAGAGATAGGAAGTTCAGCACCATAGTTGGAGATTCCGGTGGATATCAGATCGGCAAGGGTGTTATAAAATTTGATTGGAAAGATTTCGAAGGAAACAAAGCAAACAAAGTTAGGTCAGATATCCTAAATTGGCTAGAACTTACAAGCGACTGGGCAATGACACTAGACGTGCCAACATGGGCGGCTGATGATCTAAATAGTCCAAAGACAGGACTTAAAAGTTTCCAAGACACACTGGACGGCACAATATACAACAACAAGTTCTTTCAAAAAAACAGGCTAGGGCAAACAAAATTATTAAACGTGTTACAGGGAGATGACTGGAACACAGCACAGATATGGTATGATGCTGTCAAAGATTTTGAATTTGAAGGATGGGCAATGGGCGGTATAAACATGTGTGACATGGAGGTCATGCTGAAACGCCTAATAATTATGAGAGACGAGAAGAAACTTGACGGCAAAGACTGGATGCACGTACTAGGCACATCTCAAATGGACTGGGCCTGTTATCTTACACAGGTGCAAAGACAGGTAAGGAAACACATAAACGAAAAATTCACAATAAGTTTTGACAGTGCATCAGCATTTTTATCAACTGCGAATGGCCTCGTGTACACACACAACTCATTTACTCCTGATAGATTCTCTTTTGTGATGGACAAGGCTCCAGATGACAAAAGATTAAAAGGTTCAAATATACAATTTCCATTTGATAGTGGTGTTGGAAGAAGATTGACTATGGGTGATGTTTGCTTCTATGGCGAGAATGATCTAAACAAAAACGGTAAAATAGGGGCAACAAGTTGGGACAGTTTCAGTTATGTCTTAATGATGGCCCACAATGTTTACAATCAGATAAGGGCTATTCAAATTGCAAATGATCTCAATGACATAGAATCTATGAAGCACAGACCAGAAGTAAAACATTGGCGTAAAACAAAGGCATCGGACAAGACAGATGAGCCAAGCATATATGTTCCAAGAAATATTTTGTATTTCAACACATTTGTCGAAGAAGTTTTTACCAGTGAAAAACCAATGGATGTGATTGCAAGTGCATCAAGTTACTTGGCAGACATAAGAGGAAATAGATGGGCAAGAGCGACAGGTGGTGGTAAAGGCACCAATAACTTTAGTTCTTTATTTGAATAGGAGGATAAAATGAGGCTGACAAAGAGAAGAAGCAAAAAACTTAAGAAACTGGAAGAAGAACACTCCTACCTAGACCGTAAGGTAAAAGAACTTACCAAGGATAGGCTTAAAGACAGAAGTGCAGAGAGTAAATCAATATTGATGAGACTGAAAAAGACCAAATTGGCTTTGAAAGATGCCATAGCCAAGGCCAAGTCGACGTTGACAAAATAGCGTACCCGTAATATAATATAGCATGGACAGAGATTACAAGACAGGCAAAAGTGACAGTGTAGGTATATTTTCAGGCTTTGAAGTTGAACACACTCCTGCGTTTGGTAAAAAGACGCTTTTCCTTGCAAGAAATGACTTATTGTTTGATCAAATAGTTGATCTTGCACAAGAAGTAAACGCTGAAGCAATATACTTTGGTGCAAACAGAAGTTTTATGCACAACATTGTCAACACTCCACAATTAATCAAGAGGCTAATGGACAAAGGTTATTGGTGCACAATTGACTACCAATACAGTGTACACAAAGACGTAAAACAAAATTTTTTAGAGATTTGGAATGAGGAAAAGTTTATTCCGTTTTGCTCTATCATATTCCCAGACTCGGAGCAAGATAATAATTTATGCATCAAGGTAGACGACGTTGACTTCAACAAAACTAATCCGGGTGTGTGGACAATGACTATGGATCACTATAAACAGTCATCAGGATATACATCATGGGAAGAATACAAACAGGACGAACCATTGGAGGTGGAGAATGCCTAAGAAAGATGAAGGTATGGCAAGTTATAATTCATTTATGCGCCAGAACAAAAAGTTCGAGAAGATGGGACTATATGGAACAGACTATTACATCAAGAGAGTTGAAATGCTAGAAGCAAAGGTAAAAAGACTACAAGCAAAACTTAAAAAGAAGGAAAGCAAATGAGCAGTGAAGAAATGAGAGACCAAGCATTGAGTGAAAAGGCACACAAAGGAAGCAAGATGATATGGGTGACTTTTAGAAAAGAAGGGCTCCACAAATATCCAGCGGCATTGGATGATCCCAAACTTGCCACAGGTGACTGGGACGACGTCAGCTTTTTAGGATATGTGCATAGACACATATTCCATTTTAAAGTAGCAATAGAAGTATTCCACGATGACAGAGATATAGAGTTCATACAATTCAAAAGATGGATGGAGAAAATGTACGCAGAAGGCACAATGAAGCTAGATTTCAAATCATGTGAGATGATGTCGGATGATTTATATGTACAAATAACAAAAAAATATCCAGGTAGGAAAATAGTAATAGATGTTTCCGAGGATGGTGAAAACGGATCACACGCAGTATATGAAAGAGATTAACTTTAAAGAAAAAAGAGCCACATCAAGAATGGGACATCTCCCAATTGAAGGTGGTGGCTTGAATGCATCATATACAACTGTCGATGCCATAGCAAACATCTGCACTACGGCTGGTAACCTCGGCATGAAGTATGGAAAGGATTTCATTTGGTCGGGTACAGATTGGGACGACCAAGATGATGACTGTGTAACACTGTTGGTGAAAGAAGACAAGTACGAAACATTCTTGCACCTGGCCCTACAGAATGCACACAGGATTAAACACACTAACAAGGGCAAAGTTAAATTAATTAAGGAGAGAAAATGAAGAGAGACCTAAAAATTCCAAAAGTTACTTTTCGAGTTAGAATAGGTGACGAAGTAGAAACCGATGGTGGTTGTGCAATTGGTGGACAATGGATTAACAAAACAACCGACGACTTTTTTAAAGACAAACGAGTTGTGTTGTTTAGTTTGCCTGGAGCATTCACACCAACTTGTAGTTCGCAACAACTTCCTGGTTTTGAAAAAGAGTATGATGCTATTAAGAAGATGGGAATAGATGAAATATATTGTGTTTCCGTAAACGACTCATTTGTAATGAACGCTTGGTCCACTCATATGAAGATTAAAAATGTTAAGATGATTCCTGATGGATCAGGAAACTTTACAAGGTTCATGGGTATGCTTATCGGTAAAAACCATTTAGGATTTGGTCTAAGGAGTTGGAGATACATGACTGTAATCAATGATAACACTATCGAAAAATGGTGGCAAGAGCCTGGAATCAACAACGAAGGCACTGACGACGATCCATACATAGAATCTACTCCAGAGAACATGATTCGATATCTTCAAAATAAAACAAACTTTGCAGAAGTGCAAGGATAGATGAGAGTCCCTTACACCAATTTCAAAACATTTGTCGACGACGAATGGAAAGAGATTGACACAGAGGAAATTTTTTCCGATAAGAAAGTAATAGTGTTTGGAGTTACTGGTGCGTTCACTCCGGAAAGTGACAAGCAACTTCAAGGATATGAAAATGCATACAATGATCTAAAAAAATCTGGCATAGATGAAGTTTTTTGCACGTCTGTGAATGATACATTCGTAATGAATGCATGGTTTAGATCGCTGGGAATAAAACAAGTGAAGCCTTTAGCCGACGGTGAAGGTGTTTTTGCACAGGGAATGGGTATGCTTGTTAACAAACCTAAACAAGGATTTGGTATGCGATCTTGGAGATACAGTGGAATTATAGAAAACTGTGATTTGAAACATGTGATAGAAGAGCAAGGCAAGAACAACTCAAGTGATGACAACGACCAAGTTGCAAGATCAGGTGTAGAAGCCATGTTGAAACTCGTCATGAGAAGCAGTCAAAAGAGATATTGATGACAAACAAAAAAGTACACGAACATGGATTTGTAGAAGCAAAAACTTCCGGTGGTGCCGTATACGAGCTTGGAGTAAAAACATCTAAATACGACAAGGCTTTGAGGAGATTAGCTCAGCCACTAATGGACAAATATTGGAAGGATACTGGACAAAGTGTCACAACACTCCACCGAGTGTACAATGTAGCAAGATATCTTTTAAAAAGATCTCAAAGGCCTAGATGAACACAATATTTTTTGATTTTGAGCCCGGCGACAGAGTAAAAAACCCAAAAGCACCAGATTGGGGAATCGGCCAAGTTCAGTCGATCATTAAAAACAGAGTCACCGTAAATTTTGAAAATGCTGGAAAAAAAACAGTGGACGGTTCGGTAATAGATTTGGAGAGGATTTATGTATAAACCATTGCCCGACGGCTTAACAATAAAAGAATCTGGTCTACAAGGTCTCGGTCTATTTGCAACTAAAGATTTTGACGAAGATGTAGTGTTGGGTATTGTGCATATTCTAAACAAAAATTTTCCACATGGAAGTATTAGAACAGCACTTGGAGCCTTTTACAATCATTCAGATACTCCAAATTGTAAAAACGTGGCAGGCTTTTGGCATCAATTACCAGTAAAATACCTAATTACAACAAAACCAATTAAGAAAGGAGAAGAACTAACAGCCGCCTATACTTTATACAAAGATTTTAATGACAAATGGGAATAGATCTGTTATACTGACACTATGAAAATTTTTTACATGGGACTTGAATCTTATCAAGCAAGATACACGTATCAATTAACAGATTGGACAAAACGTGCATATGATAAACGTAAAGTGAAATACGAAATTGTTCCGGGCGACACAATAGATGATTCCGAAGCAATAGTGACAGGGCAAGTGTTGGACGCACATGGCCGAAGTTATTTTGCTATGAGCCAGATGATGAACCTTGTCAAGATGCTAAAGGCAGGAGAGATAACAAGCAACGACGCAATATTTTTTGAAGACATGTTCCAACCAGGAATGGAATCACTTCCTTATATACTGCAACAAACTCCAGAGAAGTATAGACCAATAATTTATCTTAGATGCTTGGCACAGGCCATTGACCCGGATGACTTCGTGCATGTATGGGGCATGAGCAAATGGATGAGCCTATACGAACAGATGTGTAACGAGATTCCAAATGTTGTGATCCTGGCCAGCAATGAAGAAATGGTCGCAAACATGAGGATAGCAAATTGGAAGGCACCAATATACAACGTATCAGGATTGAGCTTCGGTAAAGAAGAAGTGCAAGGAAGAGTAGAACAAAAGACATTCATAGAAAGAAAACAGAGAGTAGTTTTTGGTGCAAGATGGGATCAAGAAAAACAGCCACAGTTCTTTATGGACTTGGCACAGAAGTTTAGAGAAACACATCCAGATGTAGAATTTGCAATATGTCAAGGAGGGCCATTAAGATCAAATAACAAATACTATGTTGACGAAGCAAAACATCTAGCAAAAGAAGGTGTGCTTACAATACATGAAAATTTAAAGAAAAATGAATACTATAAGATACTTGCAGATTCAAGAGTGCTTTTTAACTGTGCTCTGCAGGATTGGACAAGTAACACAGTCAGTGAAGCAGATGCACTAGGTTGCAATGTTCTGTTTCCGGCATACAGATCATTTCCAGAAGTATTTGCTAATGACCATACAAGATTATATGTTCCATGGTCGCAAGAAGATGCAATGGATAAGTTAGAATTATTAATGAGTAAACCATCCCCTAGTATGGGTCAAATATCCGATTGGACCAACGGCACAATCGACAGGATGTTGGACATCATGACAGGCAAGGGCGAACAATGGAGAAGAGATGGATCCCACTACAGGACACCAGTATCAGAGTCCAAATATTAAAAGCGTAACCAAAGCAGTATTGGTCACCGGTGGTGCAGGCTATGTTGGCTCGCACACTTGTAAATTACTTGCCAAAAACGGATACCTACCAATCACAGTGGATAGGCACTTCAGAGAAGGCTTGGTGTCATACGGACCAACCCACAACTACACTCTGCCACAAGAAGTAGACAGACTTGATGAGATCATAAAGCGATACAACATATCCAGTTGCATCCATTTTGCAGGCAGTACCAGTGTGCCAGAAAGTGTTGAAAATCCTTCACTATACTACAAAAACAATTTTGTGGTCACTCTTTCTCTTTTAGACAAATTGATAAGTTGTGGAGTGAAAACATTTGTGTATAGTTCTAGTGCCGCCACATATGGTGATCCAGGTCTAAATAAGTGCAAGGAAACAGATGTTCCAAGACCGATCAGTGCGTATGGAGGTAGCAAGTTGATGATGGAGATGTTGTGTAAGGATTACATGACCGCGTACGGATTGTCGAGTGTTGGACTTAGGTATTTCAATGCCGCTGGCGCAGATCCTGAAGCAGAGATAGGTGAGTTGCGTGACAAGGAAACACACATAGTACCATTGGCAATAAATGCCGCCAGACAAGGCAACACGTTTAAAATATTTGGAGACAAGTATCCAACGGAGGACGGCACGTGTGTTAGGGATTATGTCCACGTGATGGACCTTGCAGATGCACACATCAAGGCATTGAATTACGCTTCAGAGAATTTGACATCTGAAGTTTTTAATCTTGGTTCAGGTGCTCCTGCTTCAAACAAACAGTTGGTAGAAACCATACAAAAATACACAGGTAAAATGAACATTGAAATATGGGGAAACAGGCCAGGAGACCCAGCGTATCTCGTGGCAGACATAGAAAAAGCCAAGGAGATATTACAGTGGGAACCAACACAAAGTTCAATTGACAATGTGGTGGCAACTGCTGTAAAATGGTACAACAAGACGCACAAAAAGGAAATACAGTAATGAGTGAAGATATCTTGAAAGACAGTTGGGTACCAGAAGGACCTGTTAGTAAAATTATAAAAGAAAGAATTAAAAAGGCCGGAAAAAGATTCCATTCTAATGACAACATATCAGAATTTATAGAGGATGGTGAGATGGATCAATTACAGGCAGAGGTACAAGAAAAATTACAAGGTGTGCTAGACAGTCTTGTTATTGACACCGAGAACGATCACAACACGCAGGAGACTGCAAAACGTGTTGCAAAGATGTACATCAGAGAAACATTTGGTGGCAGATTTAAACCAGCACCGAGGGTAACAAGTTTCCCTAACATGGGCTACAAGAGTATGTACACCAGTGGTCCAATATCAATTAGATCAACGTGTGCCCATCACTTCCAGAACATTGTCGGCAAGGCATGGGTAGGTATAATTCCAAACGGAGAAGTGATTGGATTAAGCAAGTTCAACAGGATAGTGCATCACATTGTTGAGAGGCCACAGATACAGGAAGAGATGACAACGCAGATTGCGGATGAACTGAAAAAATACGCCAAGACTGAAAATCTTGCAGTTGTGGTAAAAGCAGAACATCACTGCATGACACACAGAGGTGTTAGAGAACATGAGTCAGACATGACAACTGCAATAATGCTAGGGGCATTCAAAGATGACCCAGCAACCAGAGATGAATTTTACAAAATTTGCATGAGCATGAAAGGACACGGATAATGACAGAGTTTACACATGGCATCCAAGGTGCGGTAAAAAAATTAATTACTGGATCTAGCGTGGGACTTGCTATAATTTACACCTTAGGTCATATTGCCATTGCAATGACCGTTGTAAGTGTAATGACTGGTGCAAGTTTATGGGAGGCCGGAGCAGTGGCATTGATCGAACCTAGTATTAATGGTGTATGGTTTTATCTGTTGCACTCAGCTTGGAAAAAGTACAAGGGTATATAATGTCAAAAAAAAGTGAAAAGGAAAAACAAGCACAGATGCAATCAGACGCCATTGAAATGGATAAATTTAGTCAAGGAGTGACATACGGAGGAAGTTTTGAAATGGAAAACGGAATGAGTGACATGACATACTCATTTGGTGACCTCGGGCAACTAGATTTATTTTCAGAGGAAGAGCTTCGGGAAAAATATCCAGCACTGAGACAGGCATGGGAACATTATCAAAGTGTATTAGAAGTATGCAAAACAAAGGAAAATGAAGATGCGGATTAACACTGAACCAAAATTAAATTTTGAAGATGTTTTACTACAGCCTAAACGTAGCACACTGTCAAGCAGAAGAGATGTAGACATGACTAGAAAATTTACATTTAGAAATTCAGGCAAGGTGATGGACTTCCTACCAATATTTGCAAGTAACATGGATGGAGTTGGAACTTTTTCTATGGCAAAAGAAATGCAAAAGCACAAAATGATGACTGTAATTACAAAGACAACTACAGCAGAGCAATGGAAAGCGGCCGCAGGCACAGGATTAAGAATGCAGTCAGTATCTGTGTGTACAGGAACAAATGTAATGTGGGATCCTGAAGCACCTGATTGGGCAACCATGACGAAGGTTTTAGAAATGTTTCCAGACGTAAAAATGATCACAGTAGATGTCGCAAACGCATATCATCAGAACATGGTTGATTTTATTAAAAAGATAAGAGACAAATATTCAGATAAGGTAATCATAGCAGGTAATGTAGTAACGCCAGAAATGACAGAAGAATTAATTATAAACGGTGCTGACGTGGTCAAGATAGGTATAGGACCAGGATCCGTATGCACCACAAGAACAATGACTGGTGTTGGTGTCCCGCAGTTTTCAGCAATAGTTGACTGCTCCGATGCCGCAAATGGCGTTGGGGGACATATCATGGCAGATGGTGGTTGTGTCCACCCTGGAGACATAGCCAAAGCATTTGGTGGCGGTGCCCACATGGTGATGATAGGCGGAATGCTGGCAGGACACGATGAATCGGAACAACCAGTGGTGAATGGTAAAATAGAATTTTATGGCATGAGTTCAGACAGAGCAAGAGAGAAGCATGGCAAACGTAAGGATGGTTACAGAGGAAATGAGGGGAGGCTGATATCTTTACCACACAGGGGACCTGTTGAACCAACTCTAGAGGACATACTGGGTGGAGTGAGAAGTGCTTGTACCTACATAGGTGCCAGACGATTGAAAGACATGGCCAAGTGTGCAAGTTTTGTGACAACAAATAACGTAATCAACAGGGTATATGAAAAATACACTACCGGTTAGGAAGCCTTATCAAGCATTGGCATGGTTTGGCACAATAGCACTGATAGTAGGTGCGACTATGACAGCACTGAACATATATCCGTTGAATGTGTATGTGTGTGTATTAGCAAACGGTTTATGGCTATGGTGCGGATGGCTGTGGCGTGAACCAAGTGTGATAGGTTTGAACTTTGCAATGACCATCATATACGTGGCAGGAACAATTAATGTATTTTTAAAATGACAATAGAACCAATAAAAGAAAAACTAGATGATAAAATAAAAGCACTCAACTCCTCAAGGGTATACAAGAAGGTAACACCTCGTGGTGATCTGTCTTGGTACATCAAATGGGCAAGTAGTATTACACTTATTGTGGCAATGTTGTTCACATCTGCAAACATGTTTCCTATTAATTTGTGGATCGCCAACATTGGATTCGTGGGCTGGCTGGTTGTTGGAATGTTATGGCATGATCGTAGTTTGATAGTTTTGAACTCTGTGTCGATAGCAATATATTCATTAGGAATTCTGAATCATTATTATGGATACTAACAAAAGTTATTTCACCACAGGTCAAATGCGTAATGCATTGATCCAGATTGAGGACAAAATGGTGCATTCAAACTGGATGCCAAGTATCATACTTGGAATAAACAGAGGTGGATGCATACCTGGTGTTTATCTTTCACACAGACTCAACACTGCACATGAAGTTTTAGATATCAGGCTGAGGGATCATACCGCAAAGCCTGATCTACGTGTGTTGGAAAAAGCATTTGCGTTCCAAAAGAAAATATTAATCATAGACGACATTAACGATTCTGGGGCAACGTTCCAATATATCTTAGATAATTTCGGTAAGCATGACGAGAGAATTAAATTTGCCGCACTGATCAACAACAAACCATCAAAGGTAAAAGTAGATTACCACGGGTATGAGATCAACAAAGATGAAGTACCCGCATGGATAGTTTTTCCATGGGAGGAATGGGACAAATAAATATGTACAATGTCAATAAAAAAAGATACATTCTGTGTAGCACCGTGGTACAGCATACACGTGGATTCGACAGGCAGACTTGCACCTTGTTGTAAGTTTGGTAAGTCATTACACTCCTACAACCACATCGAACAATATTTTGAATCGCCCGAACTTCTGCAGGTACGCCAAGACCTACTTAATGGTGTAAGGAATTCGAATTGTAGTAAATGCTGGAAAGATGAAGATAATGGTGCTGACAGCCTTAGATTAATTTCCAACAGAACAATAGGGCCTAACACAAACAGGCCGATAATGGAGCAAATCAAAGAACCAAAACTGTCAGATATAAAAAGTTTCGACTTGACCCTAGGAAATCTTTGTAACCTAAGATGTGTTATGTGTAACCCAGGACTCAGCAGTCAATTACTTGCAGAAGCAAATTTGAATCCTGCTTTGAAAAAAAGGTATGATAAAAATTATATACAAAAGGATTTCGACTGGCCTAAAGGTGACGACTTCGTTGCTTGGTGTAATAAGCACTTACCACAGGCAATACACATTAAATTCACAGGAGGCGAGCCTTTTATCATTCCTTGGATACAGACAGTGCTTGACAAAATTCCAGACGAGCAAAAGAAAAAATGTATCTTGCATTTTACCACAAACCTTACCATAGTTAACCTTGGACTGTTTGAAAACTTCACCAAGTTTAAAGAGGTGTGGTTGAGTGTGTCTGTTGAAGGAATAGAAGAGACACACGAATATCTAAGATACGGACATAAATGGGAAACACTTGAAACAAATATAAGGCTAATACAAGAAATGAAAATACCTAATTTAATATTTAAAGTCAACCATGTGGTCCAGACTGCAAGTTATCATTCTATCATACCGATGACAGAATACTTTGATCAATTAAATATGGATATCCATCCAATATTACTTAAAAAACCTAAGCATCATCATATATCAGCGTTGACCAGAGGAACTAAAAAAAATTTCTTGAATGATACAGCAAAATACAAAGGCCGCAATAATAATTTTATAAATTTTGTAAGATCGGTGTCCGAATTACACATAGAGCAAGATACCGATCTGACCAGACTCTGCATAGAAGATCTATCAAGACTTGACAGGGTAAGGAACAATGATTACAGAAACATCATACCAGAACAAAACTTAAGGTTGTGTTGACACAACTGCGGTAAACCAAGTAAAATTAACATACATTAATAAAAAACCTATAGGAGGATTTAATGTTAGAAAAACTATTTGGTCTAACAAAAGCCAAGACATCAGTGAAAACTGAGATAATGGCTGGCGTGGCCACTTTCCTAACAATGGCCTATATCACGGTGGTCAATCCAGCGATACTTTCAACAGAAGGATCCGGAATGGACTTCGGTGCTGTTTTTACAGCAACGATTATTGCCGCAGTGGTAGGAACATTGATTATGGGGTTATGGGCCAATTGGCCTGTGGCACTTGCACCAGGTATGGGACTAAATGCGTTCTTTACGTTTGGTGTAATATTTGGAATGGGATATACCTTTGAACAGGCTTTGGCCGCTGTATTTGTAGCGGGTATAGTGTTTATTGGATTGTCAGTAACACCTGCCAGAAAATATATCATCAATTCAATTCCGAGAAGTATGAAACTAGGCGTTGGGGCCGGCATAGGATTATTCCTTGCCATCATAGGCTTCAAGAACGCAGGGATCGTAGTTGATCATCCTGCCACTCTAGTTGGACTTGGAGACATCTCAAGTTGGCCTGTGTTATTAGCAGGTCTAGGTTTTGCTGTGATGGCAATCCTTGATAAGAGAAAAGTTCCGGGTGCAATCATCATCGGAATATTAGCAGTCAGCATCATCGCTTGGGTATTTGGAGTATCCGATCTGAATGGTGTTGCGGGTGCGATACCTAGTCCGGCTCATGCTTTCAGTCTAGACTTTAGTCTGATAGCGACAGCAGGATTCATTGGTACTGCGTTTGCATTCTTGTTTGTGGACTTCATGGACACAGCAGGAACCTTAACTTCAGTTGCTAACCTTACAGGTAAGGTGAATAAGAACGGAGAAGTCGAGGGAATCGACCGGGCGTTGCTATCAGATTCTGTTGCAACATCCGTTGGTGCACTGGCAGGAACATCAAATACCACTTCATACATTGAAAGTGGTGCTGGTATCAAAGAAGGTGGAAAAACTGGACTTACGGCAGTGACAGTGGCAGTGCTATTTTTGGCCTGTCTGTTCTTTGCTCCGTTGGCTCAGAGTATCCCGGCATTCGCTACTGCACCGGCATTGATTTTCATCGCAACATACTTCTTGAGGAACCTCAAGGACATTGATTGGGATGATGTGAGTGAATATGCACCGGCCGTATTGGCGGCTGTTATCATGCCACTGACATTCAGTATCGCATATGGTATAGCACTGGGTTTCATAGCCTACGTGGTTATCAAAGCGGCGAGTGGAAGACAAGCAGAACTTAACGGCGGCAGTCTGGCGATTGCGGCGGTAAGTTTACTTTACTTCGTAGCAGTATAAGTTTGTGGGGGAATTAATTTTCCCCCATTGACAAAACATCTAAATAATAATATAATTACAAGTACATCATGGGAAACAAAGCAGGAAAAATTTGGGGACAAACAGAACTAATCGAAGCAAATGGTTCTTGTGAATTCCATAGAATAGATTTTGTAAAAGGTGGGACGTGTTCAAAGCACAAACACGAATACAAATGGAACGGTTTCTACGTGATGTCAGGCGAGATGAAAATCCGTGTATGGCAAAAGGACTATGACCTCATAGACGAAACCATACTTAAAGCCGGTGACTACACAGCCGTCAAACCAGGACTATATCATTCATTTGAAGGATTGGAAGATGGCGTTGCGTTTGAGTTGTACTGGGCGGAATTCAGACATAACGATATACAACGAGAAAGTGTTGGTCATTTACAAACAGGCAACGTAGTAAGGCTTGATAAAAAAAATGACAAAACACGAAAATAAGATTCCAATAAAAGGTTACGCTACATTTGACCCGCTGAAACATTGCGTGATAGGATCAGCCTTCAAGCCAGACTGGTTCAAGCATCTGTCAATCTATAAGAACGATAAGATAATGGATCCACTAAAGCGGATAGCCGAGGAAACAGAGGAAGACTTTGAAACTCTGGAAAAGATATTAAAAGACGCTGGTGTTAAGACATACAGGACTTTCCTAGACATCAACAAAGTTGGAGGACTTGATAATATCTTTCAACCTCCCGTATGTCCGAGAGATCACTTTGCCACTATTGGGGAAACGTTCTATGCGGTAGGAAGTGGAGCGAAAGGGTATATCGACATTATCAAAAGCATAGATAAGAAGGACACCTATTATGGATTGCAATGGCACGGCAAGTATGATAAAATGCAAGTGTCGACAGCACAGATAGTCAGGGTGGGAAAAGACCTTTGGTGGGACATTCCAAAGACAGTGCCTGAAGAAGTTTCTAACACATTGATAGAACGTTGGACAAATGAAGGTTTTAGAGTACATACTAGTCACAGAGGATATCATAACGATGGAGTTTTCTGTGTGGTTAAGCCTGGCTGTATAATTTCACTGCATGACATACAGAATTACGATAAAGAGTTTCCAGGTTGGGACGTGCTGTATCTACCTGACCGATTGTGGCCCGAAACAAGTGCCTTTACAAAGATGAAAAGAGAAGTAGGCGGACGTTGGTGGCTGAAAGGTGAGGAACATAACGCACAATTGATTGAATTTGTAAACACTTGGCTAAAGGAATGGGTTGGATTTGTAGAAGAAACTGTGTTTGATGTGAACATGCTCTCCATAGATCAAAATACAGTGATCTGCAACAGCCATAACAAAGAAATAGCAGACCATTTTAAAAAGCATAAAGTTGAACCAATTATCTTTAATTTTAGGCACAGGTATTTTTGGGATGGTGGAATACACTGCATCACACAGGACCTGTACAGAGAAGGCACACAGGAGGATTATTTTGGCTGACATATATCACATTTGGGCTGATCATAAGCAGGGCGTTGACTCATATGACTTTGCAAACAAAATGCGAAAGTTTCTTGATGGTTTGGTTGAGATGGGCAGGATGAAAAACTATAGGCTAACCAGATCTAAACTTGGATTTAGATCCATGGACATGCCAGAATTCCATATCATGATGGAATTCAACAACATGCAACAACTAGACGACGCAATGACATCTATATTACGAAATGAAAAGCACATAGATGAGACCCATGTGTCATTCAATCAGTTGGTAAACAAAGAAACAATCCAGCATTTTTTATACAGGGATTTTCCAGACGAGTTGACAGAAAACCAACCTCAAGTTAAAATACAAGAGCAAGTGAAAATAAAGATAGATCCGGAAATGGAAAAAAAAATGCGAGGTTCATACACAGTCGATGAGATAGTAAAATCAATGAAGGAGCAATACCCAGACATATGGAAGTAGAAAAAAAATATTACTACAGTGAGATATTTCACAGCATACAAGGTGAAGGACACTACACAGGCGTTCCTACTGCATGGATAAGATTTTTCCTGTGTAATTTACAATGCAATGGATTTGGTCAAAAAGATCCAACAGACCCAAGCACGTATGAATTACCTTTCGAGAACTTTGATGTGTCTAGTGTGAAACGTGTTGAAGACTTGCCTGTGTGGGACAAAGGCTGTGACAGTTCTTACACGTGGGCAAAGAAGTTCAAAGGACTTATGGGACAGGAAACACCAACAGTATTGGCAAACAAACTTGTAGATATTATCAAGACAGATTCAAATCCAGAAGGTAAGTTTTTACATCCATTGTCAAAACAACATCAGCATCTGTGTTTCACAGGTGGTGAACCTTTAATGATAACAGGACAGGCCGCAGTCGTTGGGATATACAGGGCACTAAAAAAACAGAACAACCTGCCCGGATCAATGACGTTCGAAACAAATGGCACACAGATATTGAAGGAACCTTTCAAGGAATGGGTAAGAAACATAGACACAGAAGTGTTCTTTAGTGTGAGTCCCAAACTGTTCACAGTATCAGGCGAAAAGACGGAAAAAGCAATAAAACCTGAGAACGTGGCCGAATACTACAAACTATCCAAAGCAGGACAGTTGAAATTTGTTGTTGGATCCACAGACAGGGAATGGGACGAAGCGGAAAGTACGATACAGAAGTTCAGAGATGCTGGTGTAGAATGGCCTGTTTGGATAATGCCCACAGGTGCCAGGGAAGAAGAACAGACTGCTACTGCTGGTAAAGTGGCAGAGAAGGCATTCAAGAAAGGATATAATGTGGCCGCAAGGGTACACGTTTATCTATTTGGTAATGCAATCGGAACATAAGAGTAGACTAATTAATAAAAAGAAGGTATAATAATGTTATGAAGGTAAAGAAAACAGCAAAGACAACTATCAACAAAAAGAACACAAAAAGCAAAGGCAAGAAGAAAAGCGAAGAGCCAATTGTAAAAGTTCTTAATCTTAATGTAAATCCTGAGAATCCTAGAAATGGGTTCTTTGAACTAGACTGGAATGATGAATTTGTCAATATGCTTAAACAAAGTGGCTATCAAGGAGAAACAGAAGAAGAGATTGTTGACAGATGGTTTCAAACACTTTGCAAAACTATCGGCAACGAACAAGGCATCGACGTCACCGGATCTGGCTATGTACAGATCAACAGAAGAGATGACGGCAAGACCGAAGTCAGTTAATATCCTCCCAAATTTTCAACTATTAAATATTGTTGATGTATAGCCTCGAGACCTTAAGTGAAATAGACTTTGAACTGAGCAGTCATTGTAATTCAAAATGCTCCCAGTGTCCAAGATACGACATGAAGGGATATGTCCGATCAGATTTAAATGTAACACACCTAGAGTTAGATCTAATAGAAAATCTTCCCATTGACCAAATGAAGTCACTAAAAACAATTTCTTTCTGTGGCAATTTTGGTGATCCTTTAATGCACCCACAACTGGATAAAATAATTAATTGTTTTCCTGAACAAAATATTTCAATAAGCACAAATGCATCTTTAAGAAATACAGAATGGTGGAGTAGGTTAGGAGCAATAAAAAATGTTACTGTGACTTTCTGCATAGATGGAATAGGAAAAGAGCATGAGATGTATAGACGCAATACCTCTTATGAAAAAATAATAAAAAACGCAGAGGCGTACATCAGATCAGGTGGCGAAGCAACATGGCAATTCATTGTATTCAAACATAACGAACATCAGACACAGGAAGCAAAAAAAATAAGCAAGGAAATGGGATTTGAGGATATTTTCTTTCTATACTCTGATAGGTTCGACACACAAGACACATGGCAGGTATATGACGAGGGACAATATCTTTATGATCTAGAAAAATCTTCCCAACAGACTACCTTACGAGATACTCTTGGGTCCGAAGTTGGTGAAAAGTACTGGAAGAACTTGTACAAAGGCAAAAAAGAAATATCTTGCTATTGGAAACAGAAAAAAAAATTATACATACATAGTGACGGTACAGTGTACCCTTGTTGTATGTTGGGCACTATAAATGCTGGTAAAAATATTGAAAAAGTTCTTTTGAAGAAAATCGTGAAGGATTATCAAAATATTGATCTACATCACAACAGTCTGCAAGATATCTTACAATCAGACGTATTTCTCAAGGCATTACCGTCTAGTTTCGGCGGTGATCCATTTTCCCACCCGATTTGTATAGAACACTGCAATAAGGCCACCGGTAAGTATGCGTTGGAAGGATTGAGTAGAGTCAATACAGATAGACAGTTCTCATGATTTGTGCTATAATGTACACATGGCCCACATATTAGTAGACACAGCAAACACATTCTTTAGAGCAAGGCACGTGATCAGAGGAGATACCTCCGAGAAAGTTGGCATGGCTATTCACATCATGATGAACTCGATAAAAAAATCATGGCAAGACTTTGACGGTTCTCACGTTGTATTCTGTTTGGAAGGCAGGTCTTGGCGTAAGGATCATTACGCACCATACAAAAGAAACAGGAAAGAAATGGCAGATGCTATGACTGAAAAGGAAAAAGAGGAAAACGAAGTTTTCTGGGAGTGCTATGACGATTTCTGTGATTTTATCAAGACTAAAACAAACGCAACTGTATTGAGGAACCCTAGAACAGAAGCAGATGACTTGATTGCAAGATGGATTGACAAACATCCTAACATGGACCATGTCATAATCAGCACAGATAAAGATCTTAATCAACTAGTAGCAAAAAATGTAAAACAGTACAACGGTGTAACCGAAACGACTCTTACTAACGAAGGATGGTTTGACAGCAAAGGCAAACCTGTGATAGATAAAAAATTAAAAGCACCAAAGCCGGCACCGGACACAGAATGGATTGTATTTGAAAAAGCCATGAGAGGTGATCCAAGTGATAACATATTTTCAGCATACCCTGGTGTGCGTACAAAGGGCACAAAGAACAAGATAGGTTTGCAAGAAGCATTTGCGGACCGTAAGGAAAAAGGCTACACATGGAACAATTTAATGTTGACCAAATGGGTCGACCATGACGGAAATGAACACAGGGTCATGGAAGACTATGAGAGGAATAGATTGTTGGTTGATTTACATGCACAACCAGAAGCAATCGTCGAAGAAATGGATCAAACTATTGCACAGGCTAAATCGGAAAACAAAAGTATAGATCAAGTTGGAATCAGATTTATGAGGTTCTGTGGCAAATATGATTTAAATAGAATTAGTGAGCAGGCGCAACTTTATGTTGAGCCATTTAATGCGAGGTTACAAGCATGACAGTACGGGCAAAGACATTAGTAAAAGATAAATTCTGGATAGTTGAGCAGGATGGTCATAAATTAGGCACCCTACAAAAACAACAGGACAATGGCTGGATCTTTCTAAGCAAAAAAGATAAAAGAGAAGTGTTCCACACTCAGGAAAGTTTGTTCAGTAAATTTGGTATCGAAATGTTTGATGCTACAAACATCAAAAAACCTGAGGAAGAGATACAAACAGACAACTTTGATGTGCATGGTTATCCTTGTAGTCAACATCCTTACAATCCAATGTTTGATGTGCAGAAGCAACTTCCGGTGTATACTAAAACTCCAAAAAGCAAAAGCCAATTTTGTGCAGGTTACTATATAATCTGTTTTGAAAAAGGCTGGAGAAAAGCATATTGTCCAAAAATGATCACACTTTCAAGGTACAAGAACAAAGGTCCTATGAAAACAAAAATAGAAATGCAACAGGTGTTAAACAATGCAGTCAAAGAATTCCAAGATTCAAACTAGGCCGATAGAAGATCTCATAGGCCGTATAAGAACACTACGTCAGAAAGGCGAAAGACAGATAGTGTTGCAGGCGAAAGAAGCCGATCAATTAGCGGACAGCCTTACCCAAGTAATGACACGTATGGTAACCATACAAGAAGAGATAATCGAAGCACTAAAGACTGCCAGAGAAGCACAAACTGTTGACATCGAAATGGACGGCGGTAATTTCTCAAACAAAAAATAACGTCAATAGGTTGCAACGATAACCCCTTAAAACCTTTCCAATACTGGCACACGATAAGAATTTTGGTAAATATAAGTTGTAAAGAGTTTTATATGAGCAGACCAAAACCTACAGTGCTGTTGCAACACAGCAATAAAAGTACCTTCAAAATGGATGAGGTCCTAGCGGCCGAGGGCATTTGGGCAGTGTTCTATGACGGCAAACCAATCAATTTGAAATCATCAAGTTTGGTTGCCAATTACCCTGGTCCAAAATACAAAAAGGTATCATTTTCAAATCCTGGTCATGCCGAAAACCTAGCCAAGAAGTTGAACGCACAACACAACACAGACAAGTTTGGTGTTTACATTTTAAAAACCGGCGACAAATTCAGTAGATAATTAACATTACTATGGATCGTAAAACAGCCTACACTCGAACCTTCATGGAATTGTTGGAGCAACCAATACATGATGAGACCATCAAGAACAACTACTATTCATGGTGGCAGAATGTCCGTGAAAGCTATCAAGCAAGATCATTGCGACTTACCAAACAAGGTCTTGCCATGTTGGAAAAAATCGATCTTAAAACATATGACATCAAGTTTCCTGCAAAAGTCATATTCACACCACAGACATATCTATGGTTAGATGAATTTGTTGACTGTCCTTACTTTGTAGACAAACAAAAAATCATAGTGACCATGGAAAAAATGGCATTACAGCTCATGTTATTTGCTGGAGATATCACAAAATACGGGTTGGCAAGGGCTATGAGCAAAATGGACGAGCAAAAAAGCCAATAAAACTGCGACTTTTTGCATAGATTTACCAGGTTGACGTATAACACAATTCTGCTATAATGGTATTATAAACATTTTAAACAGGAGTGTACAAAATGCCAAGAGCAAAAAACAAAGAAGCCGCAGTAGGCTCACAAAACAGAACAGTTTCACCCAACGAGGCGAAATCCGCACTGACACATTGTATCAAATTACAAAGACCAATAATGATGTGGGGTGCACCAGGTATTGGTAAATCCGATATTGTAAAACAAATTGCAGATGCAGAAGGCAGAGAAGTCATTGATATTAGACTTCCTTTGTGGGAACCAACAGATATCAAAGGTATTCCGTATTACAACTCAAAAGAAAACAACATGGTTTGGGCTAGTCCGGCAGAATTGCCAACTGATCCAAAGTCTAATGCTATTGTGTTCTTAGACGAATTGAATTCGGCGGCGCCGGCAGTACAGGCGGCGGCATACCAACTTATCCTAAACAGAAGAGTAGGGCAGTACCACCTACCAGAAGGCGTTTCAATTGTAGCGGCAGGTAATAGAGATAGTGATAAAGGTGTCACTTACAGAATGCCGGCTCCGTTGGCAAACAGATTTGTCCACATTGAATTGAGAGTGGACTTCGAAGACTGGATGGAATGGGCAACCAACCAACACATCCATGCAGACGTTGTAGGTTATTGCACATTTGCAAAACAAGATTTATATGATTTTGATCCTAGAGGTAGCTCTAGATCATTCGCAACTCCAAGATCTTGGAGTTTCGTTTCCCAACTTCTATCAGATGACCTGCCAGAAAGTACGCTCACTGACCTCGTTGCAGGTTGCGTAGGAGAAGGCCTGGCCGTTAAGTTTATGAATCATCGTAAAATTAGCGGTCAGTTACCTAACCCATCTGATATATTGAGCGGTAAGGTTAAAGACCTTAAGAGTAAGGAGATATCAGCGATGTACTCTCTTACAGTTTCTTTGTGCTATGAACTACAACAGGCACACGAGAAGAAAGACAAGACTTGGAATGAACAAGCGGACAGGTTCTTTAACTACATGATGGACAACTTCGAAACAGAGCTGGTTGTTATGGGTGCAAAGATTGCCTTAACAAACTACAAACTTCCGTTCGATCCTAGCAAGTTAAAATCATTTGATAGGTTCCATAAGAAGTTTGGCAAGTACGTCATAACTGCTATGGAGTCTAAATAGTGGATTACAAAGAACAAAAAATAATTGACAAACTAGTGACAGCAAGGATTGCCTTGTTATTGAAACACCCTTTCTTTGGCAACCTTGCAACTAGACTAAAACTTGTGAATGCAGACGACTGGTGTCCGACAGCAGGTACAGATGGTAGACACTTTTATTACAACACTAAATTCATAGATTCACTTACACCCAAAGAAGCAGAGTTCTTGTTTGGTCATGAAGTGTTGCACAATGTCTTCGAACATATGCTTGTAAGGATCGGTGATAGAGATCCACAACTTTGGAACATCGCGGCTGACTATGCCGTTAACCAGATATTGAAAGACAGCAACATTGGTGACATGCCCAAAGGCAAGAAAGGTGAGAACAAAGGCTTCCAGGACGACAAGTACAAGGATTGGGCTTCAGAAAGAATTTATGATGACTTGTTTAAGACTGCAAAGAAAAACGGTAAGAAGTTCCTAGAGAAGATGGGAGAGCTAATGGACGATCACCAAGAGTGGGGCAAAGGTGACGGACAAGGTGAAGGCAAGGGCAAAGATAAAAAAGGCGGTAAGAGTGGTAAGCCTGTTTACACAAAAGAAGAATTAAAGAAGATCAGAGACGAAGTAAAAGAAGCAATGGTAAGTGCCGCACAATCAACAGGGGCAAGTAATTTGCCAGGTGCGTTACAAAGACTTGTCAAGGACCTTACAGAGCCTAAGATGGACTGGAGAGAAATACTTCAGCAACAGATAATGAGCACACTGAAGTCAGACTATACTTGGATGAGACCTAGTAGAAAAAGTTGGCACACATCAGCAATACTTCCAGGACAGAACAATGATGAGATGATTGATATATGTTTGGCTTTGGATGCCAGTGGTAGTATCAGTAATGATCAATGTACAGAATTTTTGACTGAGGTTAAAAACATAATGGATCAGTACAAAGATTTCAGAATACATTTATGGAGTTTTGATACCGCAGTATTCAATCCAAAAGTTTTTACTCCTGACAATGCAGATGAACTATTAGACTATAAACTAGGATCAGGTGGTGGGACAGAATTTGAATGTAATTGGGAATACATGAAAGAGCAAGGAATAGAACCAAAAAAATTTGTAATGTTCACAGATGGTTGGCCTTTTAATTCGTGGGGAGATGAACACTACTGTGACACTATATTTTTAATCAACAACCCATACGAGAGGGACATAGAAGCACCATGGGGACTAACGGTACAATACAATGACTAACGATACAAAGATTTTATATGTATCAACTATAATATTTGTTTTAGTGATAGTTGTTTCCACCATAAGGTATTATTATGCTTAAGAAGTGTCTAGCATATCTCATGGATGAGATAAATGATTTATATTATAACTGGCTTGGGCATCCAATTGTGCTAGGTGTTTCAATAGTGCTTTTGTCGTTACTAATTTTTGAAATAGGGATTGGATGATGGAAACTAGAGAAAAATGGTATTCAGGATCGATGATAAAAGTAAAGTGTCTGCGAAACTGGATGATAGACACTGCTACAGTATTATTTGATGATAATAATAACGACCTGAGAGCATTACCTAAAACTGTGAGATTACAACTATTAGTGGTTTTAAGTTTTGTGTGGAGCACGGTGTTCACAGTTTACTTCTTTAGTATATCAACTATGGTTTGGGGTTGGGTAGGACTTGTAATTGGACACCTAGGTGTTATATTTGCAATGTATTACACTTTCAAACAGTTTCACAATAAAACACACACTATGAAACCTGATCCTACAGATCCACCGTTATATGATGATGTGTGGTACGGATCATGAAAATTTGTATAATATACGGACACTATAACACCACAGACAGTTTTAATGCGGCCATTAGAGATACCTTTATTGCAGAAGCAGAAAAATGTGGACACGAAATTGATTTGATTAATTTGTTTGACGAGGAGGTACAATTACCATTTTACAATTCAAATATAAATCCACCACCACAATTGGTATTGGATTATAGGAAAAGATTAGAAAACAGTGACGTCATGTTCCTAATTGGTTCATGCCACAATTTGAGGATGCCATCAATACTAGAAAACTGGGTTGACTGGGTATTACACCCTAAATGGTTTTTCAGTTATAGAGCATTGGTTCCCGGCAGTAAATTTTTCAAGAACTATGGATATCCGGTGCCTGGTGCAATGAATGGTAAATTAGGATTGATATCAATCACATACGGTGGACCTATGGTGACTTACTTTAATTTTAGTTTATTTGATAATATCCCTTACAGAAGAATAAAGAAGGCAGTGTTTAACTTGGGTGGCATGGTCACAAAGTATATAAGGTTTTATTCTGTGTTGCCTGGCATGGATAAAAAGGAATTTGATGGACACATGAAAAGAGTACGTAAACTTGCAAGGAGTTTGAACCCTAATAAAAAATCTAAAATAAGTTGGTGGGCATAATGAGTAAGTGGGTAGTTGGTATAATGATGCTGGTGGTAATTGCTATGTTTTGGAAAGGAGTTGAGGTCCTTGGACCAAGCAATACCAATAAGGATATTTTATATGAAGGGCCAAAAACAACTACTGAGCAAAGGTGGCAGAAGGCTTATGATTGGCTAAAGGAGAAACGTGAAAATCAATCCAAATAATTTTTTCAAAAGAGAACTTGACATTTTACCACCACACTTTGTAAACACAGTGGTAAAGGCACATGAATCGGACATAGAACATATGAGAAAATGGATCTATGAAAACTGTCATGGTAGATATTCTATTACCAAAGATGTAGTATATGAAGGTGACCAATCAAGATCAATCACAGTGATTGGTTTTGAAAATCCAGGTGACTTAACTCTTTTCGCTCTAAGTGGTAAAGCTCAGATAAATCAAATCTAATCGTTGCACTCCATAATTAATTTTAGTATAATATACGTATATTAATACCAATTGCAATTAGGAGAAAATTAAATGGCAAAAGAAGAAACAAAAAAGACGGAAACTGTTGAAGCACCAAAGACGGCGACGGCCCAATCTACTGCTCCAGCACAACCTGATCCGATGGCACTATCGATTGGCGACTTGAAAGGGTTAGCATCAATAATCGACGTGGCATCAACAAGAGGTGCTTTCAAAGCCGCCGAAATGGCAGGTGTAGGAACACTGTTCAATAAACTTAATGCATTCCTAGTGAATGTAGAAAAAGGCCAACAAGCAGGTACTGACGCAAAGGCACCAGTGGAAGGAAAATAAAATGGCAACACTAATGAACGTAAACAATCAAGCCATGCCGATGGGTGACAACACCGGAGCGGCAGGCGATGGCCAGACAGGTCCAAAAAGACACTTCAAACATATTGGAGAGTTAGCGGACGAGTCTAAAGCCAAGGTGGTTATCATGTACAGAACCGTACCAGGTGAACCGAACAACTGTTTGGTTGTTGGTACCAAGTTCTTACCTGACGTGTACCACAATGCATTGATGAGAGCAATAGAATCAGAAGGCGGGCAAGAGGCAGAAGAGTTTGCAGACTTTGCCGGTCGACAAACATTTCCAGACGGAACAAATATGTTGGCAATCTTGCATAACGACAATTATATCAAAAAGTTTAAAACTAATGAAATAATGGTCACATACGGTTCGGGTCCAGATGGCAAAATCTTGTTAAACAAACTGAACGAGATGATAGCTAAAGAGAAAGGCGTAAAGGTTGGGGATCTTTCACAGAAGGATACTACAACTGAAACACCTGCCAAGAAAGCTGATGCCAAGAAAACACCCGCAAAGAAATAAAACATGGGTACAGCTCACGAAGGATTTCGTTGAGGAATGGCCGGAGGTTTTAGAAGGTCTACACTTTCAGAACATGCCGGTCAAGTACCTCCTTTACATAGACATCCATTTAAAAAATAATATCAGAATACACTACGACATAGCAAAAGAACTAAAGGTAAAGAAACAAGACACTATCGCTAGATTCCTAAGACAGACTTTAGAAGCTAATTATAGAAAAATAAAAAATGTAAGTTTAAAGTTTGATGTTCCTGCTTTGAAAAAAGATATGCAGTTTAAGACGTCAAATGTCCTATCTAAAAGTTTTAAAAAGTAAATCTAAATTTTTTGCAACTTCGATAGCATTATCTACATTTGAAATTGGTTCTCTTTTGGTCTTAATACACTCTACAAATTCCTGCAATTCGTTACGCAAAGGATTGGATTCAACTGCAAATGTTTCAATCCTTGGTTCATAGTTCATTCTATCATTCTGCCAAATGTCTGTTGTAAGTTTTATGGTCCTTGCTTCTTCATCCCAAAATATTAATCCTTTTTCTCCAGTGATGCACATCGTTCTAATTTTTTCTGGATAGTACCAACTAAGATTAAATTTCACAGAAACATCGTTGCAGATAAAACTGTATTCGTCTCTGTCATTTTGTGTGTTATTGGTAAAGTTATCTACAATACAAATAATGTTTTTGAATTCATGATATCCCAATAGATAGTGTATGATGCTTACATCATGTGGAGCAAGGCTATGCAGTGTGCCAATTTTTTTTTGATAACGGCCCCAGTTCAATCTATTAGATTCTATGTGCAGTACTTTGCCAATCTGTGGCAGTAACTCTTTAATTTTTTTTACTCTGTCGTTATATAAAAAAATGTGGCCAACCATGAGGGTTTGATTATCTTTTATCTTACTTTTGATATCCAAACACTCTTCTTTTGTTAATGCTAATGGTTTTTCCACATACAAGTTTTTACCTTGCTCTAACAATTCTATTGTTTGTTTGTAATGATCCCAAGCAGGTGTGGCCAAAATAACATTGTTGTATTTGATGTCTTTCAATGTCTTGCCATCTTTGATATCTATTATTTCTACCGCATCAACATTGGGAATGGTTTCAAGTTCCTTTTGTAATTTAGAGCCCCAATATCCTGCACCCACTAGACTAATTTGCATAAAATTCCCTTATTGCTTTTATTATATAATCTTGATGATGTTCTGGAAGAGTATGGTAGCAAGGTAAACTTAAAATGTTATCGCAAATATATTCTGTTCTTGGTAAAACTGTTCCATTGTCGAAGGCAGTGGTTTTGTGCGTTGGAAATTTGTAGTGTATGTTAGTCTGTATTCCTTTTTGTTTTAAAAAAGATTCCAATTTATCACGTGTGCCTTCAGGCGTTTCAATTACATAAACATAATAAGAATGTTTTGACCAAGGTGCTTCCTTTGGACATTTCACAATGTCATTAAGTTCTTTAGTGTATTTCCTACACACAGACCTTTTCTTGTCCAACCAACTATCTATCTTAGAAAGTTTGGCTTTAACAATCACTGCCTGTAAGTTGTCAATTCTTGCGTTGTAACCTACCTTGTCGTACTCGAACTTTGTTTTCCTTCCATGATCCCTATACATTTTAACTTTACCGATCAATTCTTTGCTACCTGTGACTGCACCTGCATCTCCCATGGCGCCTAAATTTTTTACAGGATTGAAACTGAAACAAGTCAAGTCAACGAGACTGCCGACCTTCTTTCCTTTGTATTCGGAACCAAAACTCTGTGCCGCATCTTCTATTACTTTCAAATTAAATTTTTTTGCGAACTCATTTATCTTGTCAATATCAGGAGTTTGACCATAAAGATCAACAAACATGATGGCCTTTAATGTGTCGGTAAGTTGTAGTTTATTAACGTCCAGATGATAGAAATCATCTATGTCAACAAAGACAGGTGACGCACCAACATTTACAATTGATTCTGTTGTTGAAACGAAAGTGTGACCCACCGTCATTACCTGATGTCCAGGTCCGATGCCTAGAGCCCTCAAGGCGCAAGTCAGTGCATTAGTGCCTGATCCAATACTAGCACAATCCTCCGCGCCTGTGTAATCACAGATTGCTCTTTCAAAATTGTCCACAGTTGGTCCTGTTATAAAATCTGACCTAAGGATTATATCCTTTATTGCCATGTCTATCTCTGTTTGCAGTTCCTCGTATTGAGGATAAAGATCAACAAACGGTATTTTGATATCGTTGCTCATAATTTTGTTTTAGCCATTCGAAGTTGTAGGAATTCATAAGTTGTTGATAATTGTCTTTGTTTTCATCATAGAACTTTTTTGCATCTGTGGCACCTTTATGTACCCAATCTGCATTGTTTCCTGAACCCATCGTGAGCCATTTTTTTAACCTATATTTTCCTTCTACTGTTGGTTTTGCCTGTAATAATTTTATGACTTCTCTAAATGCTGTTCTCCATGCCAACCACGGTGTTTGATTAAAATGGTTTATGGCACTGAGTATTGGGACCACTTCGTGAGGTGCTGATAGGGTAAAGTCTAGACCAGGATTTGTAGTTTTCATTACAAGACCTTTGTTGTATAACAACACTGCTCCATGACCATACTCCAGTCCATTCACAGGATTCTTGCAGTGAAATATGTAGTGGCAAGGATTTTTCAGCCTATCTGGTTGAAAATCAAATTTAAAACTGTCCACTATTTCTAATTTCGGAAACACTGCGAAGAAGTAATCTGTTTCACTCATCGACGCCGCGGCCATGTAAGCAAGTGTTTGTCCTATTATGTTTTTTGCCCATTTGACCCTAGGAAAACGTTTTTTCAATTCCTTGTATCTTTTTTCTGCACTTGGTTCATCATAAGATATAAAAATTATATCCATAGGTTTAGATTCATATTCTAAGTCATAATGCACTATTCTCTCTATGTCATAGAATTGTTTGATGTCCTCTTTGTGTGGTACCAACATTATGTCGTTTGTTTTACCCCAAGTGTAAAGTTTAACATCCTCCCAAAAACTTGGAAAAAAGTTTGGTATTGTTTTCGGATCTAAGTCTTTGTTGTGTAACCATGTGTAATAATTAGGATTATTTTTCAAATATTCATAAGGGTCTTTCAGTTTGAAACTTGTCTTTGGTATCCAGTTTTGGAATAGGTTACTGTGTGCATGATAATTTATATCCTTAAAATCTCGTAAAAATTTTAAATTGTGTATTTGTTTTTTAAGTTCTTTAGTTGGTATTAAAAAAACATTGCCTTCTTTATTTGTCCCACCTAGTGGGTGTGTGTTGTACCAGACATGTATCTGTTTCTGTTCATGTTGTTCAGGAATATAATCTAAATCAACAGTTTTTAGATTCATAAAATTTGCAAAAAACCAGAAGTACTCTGTTTTGACATCATCTATTATAGACTTCAACACAGTAAGATAACTGTCCACGAATGGCACCACTCTTGTGTCTGCAAATGGTGAAGCAATGTGCTTTGTGTGTTTAAATTTAACTTGAATACTGTCGAAGCCAGTCATAATAACTTTTTAATCCTTGTTCTAATGTAAATTCTGGTTCATAACCTAGTAAGTCCTTTGCCCGACTTATATTAAGTGTGCCACGCATTGGATACAATTTGTGATTGCCTATATCTTCTATTTCCGATTCACTACCTGTAATTTTTATAATTGTTTCTGCAAGTGTTCTTAAACTTGTGGCGTTGCCTGCCGTTATATTAAAACTTACATTTGATACAGATGATAGTGCAGACATAATAATTCCTCGTGCGGCATCTTGTCTATATGTAAAGTCAACTTTGTTTGCTCCATTATGTAATGTAATTGTTTCGTTCTTCATTGCTTTCTCAAAAAATTTAGATACTACTCTATCAGGCATATCACCCGGTCCATATACACCGCTGGGTCTTATAATACTATAATTTAGATTGTCTCTTTTAGCAAAAAGTTTCACCATACGTTCACCTGTTAATTTTGCTTCTCCGTAAATATTTTTTGGCTTGGTATTAGCATCTTCTTTGGTTCCGTCTACAAAATCGCCGTACACCATACTACTGCTGATGTATACAAATTTTTTAACACTCCATTTAGAAGAGTGCCAAAGCAAATTAGTTGTAGTATTGATAACCTTTGGTATTCCTAAAATAGGATCTTCATCTACAATTTTTGCTCTTGGATATGTTGCCAAATGAATCACAATATCTGGATTATGTGAAAATGCTTTTAAACAAATAAGCCTGTTAAGTATATCGCCTGATATCACTTGCACATTTTCTGCTACCCAATTTCTTGTACGCCATTGGAATAATTTTTCTAATTCCTGCTTGGTCATAATACCATATGTGTCGTTGTTATCAACCACTGTAACCGTATGTCCATCTTTGGTTAACATTTCAACTATTTTTGAACCAATAAATCCTTTTCCGCCTGTAACCAATATTTTCATTATAATACTTTTACTCCATATTTTTTTGTCCAGTCTTTACCATCTTTGGTATCATTTACCATAGGCATACCCTTAATGTTTAAACTCGTGTTTAGTAGTATGGGACAACCTGTCTCTTTCTTCCATGCTTTCAGCAATTCATAAAACCCTTCGTTGTCGCTTTTTGACACGGTTTGCACCCTAGATGTGCCATCATAGTGCAATATGGCAGGACAGTCTTTACCATGCGTGTACGCCGCTGTATATTGCATATAAGGTGTGTTTTTG